GCACGTAAATATTTACACCCCGAAAGGCAACGTTTTGGGCAAATTACCCCTCACAACCCCATGCGGTAGCCCGCTAACCCTTACAGAGGCATCAAGGTTTGATAAGCAAGCTCCGGAAGCAGCCGCTCTCCGAGCTTGACGCTCCTGTAATAACGTTCCAGTGTGATCTGCTCATCAGGTGTGACGCCAAATGCCCAGTAAAAACTAGCGCGCGTAGCAGCACTAACTTCACTATAACGACGGGTCATTCCTCTTGACAGCTGACGGACTCCCCACGACTGGAGGGAACTAGCCGACTTCCGGAACTTACCAGACGAAATAAATTTCGTATAGAAGTCCTGGAAGATTGGAATCCCTCCAGTCATGGCTAACCCGCCAACGCCAACGGCATGAAGCCAGCCCTGGTACATCCCGAGCGACTGCCAACCATGGACACACACGGTGTCCTTGGCAATGGCATACTTGGGGTGTCGGACCATCAGGTAATCCTGGTGGCCCGGGCCGACGAAAACCGGGTGGGTCTGGCAAAATTCTATCTCCTCGAAGGTGTAGCAGGGTGGTTCAACAGCCATGGAGAAACCCATAGCCACGAACCACTCATCAAGACCATTCGAGAAATGAGGGTAATCATCCGATTCCATGAACACAATGCAGTCGTCGCCATTATTAGCCAGCTGCACTCGAATGCCCTTATGGAGCGCGTAGGCGTGGATCATCGAACACATCAACATGGTATTGCCAAGAGATGTGTTCATATCACCACTCATCCTACCGCCATCGGTCTCATACTCCAGCTTGCCATCCTCAGTGTATCCCTTACACTTATTCCGCAACTGCATACGCAGCAGTTGAGCCAAGGCCCTCTTGTCCTTACTGACAGGGAAACATGATACGTACACATCATGTTCCCACTTGAGAGCTGGGATAGACACATGCTGATCGAACCGGCTGGCATCCAACCCCACCGCCACCGGCCGACGAAACATGTCCCACTTTTCCCTCATGCGCCGACCACTGTCAAGCGCGTTCATCCCCTTAAACACCACCACATGGTCTCCGAATAAACGAGACAAGGAAATAAAAATTCTCTCTTCTATACGGCGCAAAAAGCGGCCAACAGAAATATTGTACCTGGGTGATCTCGGACTAATCACCCTCGGCACTGGATCCGTCTTACGAGTGAAATCGGTCTTCTCGTATTTAACAAAAACCTTGACATGGGAATCCTTAACAACTAGACTCTTCCCCAAAAGTGTAGTGTAAGCCGCCTCGTAGATCTTCCGTTTGCGGCCCCGGAACGTCTCGACAAAGTCTCGACTACTCAACGGGGCGACTCGCGGCAAAAATCTACTCAACAACTGCTTGGTTGCCGCCAACCTATAAGCAAAAATTCCCGGTCCAGGTCGCGGGGGTGCCACGAAGTTGCCATTCCTATCCTTGACATAGAATACGCGCTCCTTCACCGCCCGCTCCAGCGTGTTTATGTCGTTATTGAAAGCCTGAAGGTTGATCGGGGGAGAGATCCCCGAGACACGCACCAACCTGCGCTTCTTGACAAGGCCCCATTGCTTCTCTACGAACAAACGGGGGTGGTCGGGAGCACCGCTTACGCGGCAA